AAATGTTTCAAAATTATTTAGTATCTGTTGTTGATTGATATTGTTATTTATTTGATTCCCGTTTGTTGTGAATTCTAAACTAAATGGGTTAGATAATAAATTAACATTAGTTTTAAATGTGGTTTCTTTTGTAGCTGAATTATATAATATATCATAAGCTGTTGTATTACCAGAAACGTAATTAGTGTCTACCCCATCAACAAATAAAGCTCCTGGAAAAAAATTAACTATGGTTTGTACCGCAACCGCTAATCTTTTTTTCAATGACCCATACAAAACAAAACTAGAAATATCACTTATATTGTTATTAACAAAAACGTCTAGGTTGTTACTAGATAATTGTTGTGCTGCACTTAAATTTTCAATATTTAATGATTGTAGTGTAATTGGTGTCGAGAATGTACCTAGATTATATTCTGGTGAGTTTGGTTTCTCATATGGTGGCATAGTATAAAAATTACCCAATGTCATCTGTTGGCTCCCCATAAACTGGTTACCCACAAGATAATCACTAAAAGTATCCCCTCCGTTATTAGGGGCCGGTGGATATCTAAATCTATTACTAGCCATAATCTTTAAAAGTTAGTTATTGTGCCAAACATTTGACTAAAGTCAATATTGTTTCCTCTATTTTGTTTAATTTCAAATAATTGTCCGTTGAATTGGTCTCTGACCTCATACAAATCATACTGCATGTATATATTATTTGCCCCGGTTAAATCATAAAGTGTGTAAATTCCACTGTCGACAGATTTTGCTTGATTACCGTAAAGTGCTATGGCAAGAGTCTCGAAATCATGGTCCACCATTTCTATATCAAGTACTATAGGGTTAAAGTAAGTGTTAGTAATTATAACTGATTGTCCTGGTTGCCCTATGAATGGAATCGCATTAGGGTTATTAGATGGTGCACTAGTAGGAGTTAGTGTACAATATATTAAATTAGTCCTTGCGTTTGTATAAACGTACCTAGGTGATGTTTGGGTTGGGTTTGTATTATTTTGTGCCACTGTCTCACAATAGAAGTTTGATGTGACTATCCTGAAGAAGTTATTTATTTTTGCCCCACTGTCTGAATCTAAATATTCTATCCTATACCCCACTAAGTCCATAGGGGAAAACCTATTTCTATATTGGGTTGGTATTGTATTTAGGTCAAATACGAGACCTTTTACATTCGGTAGTGATGATAGTATACCACAATCTAATATTGTAGTTCTAATCTCTACGGGTCTAATATATACCGTATAGATACCTTTATTAGCAAATACTGCTGATGGGAGTTGTAGGTCATAAAGACCACCTAAAATTTCACCAGCAGGACCTCCGGTTCCGGTAGGTCCGGTATGAAGTATTGGGGTTAATACTGTCGTTGCCGCTATTTCATACACTGTTGGTATTGACGAAGAGTCTCTATCCCTTTGTTCGTGTACAATTATTTGTACGTCTTCGACCTTTACATCTGCCGGTCTTTTAATCCCATATGCTCCTAATGCCATAATTTATGGTTGTTTTTCTACTTTATAATAACCATACCCGTGTAACTCTAATTCACCGATACTGTTTATTTGCCCTAACCTTTGTGCTTTCTCAAAAACGGTTACCTTACCCCTTTCAATAAATATATTTGACCTGGTTTCTGGTCTTTGTACCATACCCATTAAAACCTCTAGTTTTGTTAGAGGTAATATGCATCCCGTTACTTTTACTTCACTCAGTCCCATTAGTTATTTTATAATAAATATCATAACACTTATTTATCTGTGACATTAATAGGTGTAAAATGTTTTTTATAGTCTTTTAAATAAATTTCGTCGTCATACTTAAATCCTTTACTGATTCTCTGAATTTGTTTTCTAGATGGGAATTTCAATTTAGTCACCCAAAGACCACTCATAACTTCTTCTTCTATATTCCAATTAGAAACTATTATATCGTCTCGTTTTACGTGGGGTGCGTAACATAAACCTTTTTTTTCAAAACTATAAGCCTTACAATTTTCTACACCTCCTCTATAACAAACTTTGTTTAATTCCACATCTTTTTTATTCTGGTAATAAACGTCTATATAAAAATCACATTGTTCTAATGCTATTCTAGATAAATCTACTAGTGTATCTCTAATTAACTCTAAACTATTATTTCCATTATCAATTAAAATAATATCTACATCCCAAGTTCTCCAATTTGTTGTTTTATTTATGTGGTTAGGGAAAGAACCACTAATTAAAAACTCAAACTTATTAAAATATTCTTTTTTTTCCACCACACTTAACCACTTCTCAAATCTTTTAATGGTAGGCATATAGATTTTTTTAGTAACGTTAATTGGTCCGACTTCAAATTTAAAAACCTTACCAATTTCTTCTTCTAGATATTTAGATATTTCCATTATTATATCTATGTTATTGTTAATTTATCTACGACACAACCACACACACCCCAATCCCAAATATGGTTTATACCACAATTTTCTGTTTGTACACACGAATTTTCATCTTGTGGACCTGGTGTAGCAATATTAGGCATTGTCTTACACTCACAGTCAATTTGACTCCAGTACATTCCAGGTGGGCATGGTGTTTGTACACAACAATCAGCATATGTTGTTGGTATCCAGGTTACCCCCATCCAATATTGGCAATCACACGGGTCAGTGGGGAATCCGGGAATAATTTGGGGTTGTAGGTACTGGTAATTCCAACCACCACCTTTTTTAGCTTGTTTACAACATTGTTCACAAGGTGGGACAGGTGGAGGACATGGTGAATTTGTACAACTTACTAAATCCAGGAAAGAACCCTGTGGGTCTGGTAGACAAACTAAATTATTTGGGTTACCCCAAGTCGGTTGTAGTGTACATTCGTAATTCATATTTGAGAGTCCAGGACATGGCACACCTACACTAGATGAACAAGCAACCCAACCATGATATGATGGGTAAGAAGGTGCTCCACTACCAAAATATTCCAAAATTCCATCACCATTCATATCGTAAACAGAACAAGGGGCTGTTTGATTGATTTCTACTTGCCAACCTTCACCAAAGATTGTGGGCTCACCTGTTGGTGACGTAACACAACAATAACAACATCCCGCGTTTGGGTCGTCTATGCATTGCCCAGGACCAAAGTGTTGTATCCACAATGGGTTGGCGTACCATGTTAATGGTAGTGGTACACCCCATTGTACATTCATGTAGGTATCACAATCATTACAACTTGGTTCAAATGAACCACCAGGTCCTTTACAGATACCACCATCAACATCCACATTACAATCCATCCACATTACTGGGTAGGCAGTAGTACCTATATTTACACCAACATTTTGGGATGGTTGGTGTATGGACTTACATCCCCCAACACCAGAACCACCAGGGCCATCTTCAACACAGTCACAAACAGGCATACCTACCCACGTATACCCAACCATACAAGATTGAGGTAGACATGGTTGGTCATACCTTGCTAGACTTTCTTTTATGCTATTGGATGTCATATTTGGTAGTTGACACCCACATACAGGAAATGGTATCCATGTTTGTCCCTGTGGACACATTCCTGGGGGTGTAGACGGTGTACACAGCGATACTGCTGTATCTTCGACACAACAATAACAACACTTATCCACTGGGTCTACCACACAGTCATTAACATTATACGTACCAAAAGTAGCACTCCATACCCCTTCAAAGTCAATAGGTCCTGTTAGATATGAACCTAAATTAAACACACAATCATCACAACCCGCAACACAAACTGCTTGACAAGCTGCCAACGCTCCCGGTCCTTGGTACTGGGCTGTTATAGTATTATTGGGTACACACACACAAGTCCCTGGACAATTGTCACAATCGAACCCAACAATTGGTACTGTCACACAATCTGACTTACAAGGCCACCATAGACCGTAGAGTTGTTGTACAAGCCCTACCGTACTAACGTTAGAATTTTGTGTACCGTCAGCAAAAAAGCCATTAATATGATTATTATACACAATACTTGGTGAGTAGATTAAAAGTGGACTTCCCGCTGCTAGCATATTAGACCCACTATGATTCGTAGTTTGGAGAAGTACGTAGCAACAACCATCAAATGGGTCTTCTACCACATCTAAGTAGACGTATGTTGCGGTTCCTGAAACCCATAAACCCCTATCCACAACTGCTGGTAGTGTTATTGTAGTAGTATTTGATACGCCCAAACCGCCATTAGTACCGTAATGTTTACCCTGTGTATATGTTACAACTTGGTTTTCACAACTTAAACAAGTGCCAACTGCCTTATCACAACAATTTATTGGTCCAGGTATACTATTTTCACAATCGTATAGGTTGGGATAAAACCCAAATTGGTTTTGTGTACACTTACACAAATTATTAGTACCAGTTACACAGTCATATCTAGTAACACCTGTATAACAACAATCATTTACTTGAGCCTCACAAATTGCTTTAGTCATATGTGGACCAGTTGCTGTTAATACACAATTACAATCCTTATTACATTCCCATCCAGTAGTAACACCAGTATAACAACAATTACTATTTATAGCGGTATGACAATCGTGTAATGTTGTATATTGACCGTATGGGTCAATTATACAATTACAATCCTTATTACACTCCCACCTATCTGGTAAAGTGGTAGCTGAACAACATGTAGTAGGGTCAGTTAGACAATCATTCAGTGCGTTTATTCCGGTATAAAAACCACCAACTGTTTGGGTGCAGTTACATAGGTCTGGTATTCCCGCCATTGGAGACGGAACAGTTATTTCACAATCATACTCCGGCAATTGTACTTCACAACAATTTTTTGCGGTGTAACAATCCAATTCTGAAGCGAATCCGGTTAGTAGGTTTGGTACAAAAGTACAATCACAAGAAGTTGGTCCAGAACACAACCAAGTACCACAACAAGGTACATTAGTTAATAATGCTAGACAATCAGCTTCAATACTAAAGGCTCCTGTTGGTCCGGTGATTTGTTGACAAACACAAAGACTTTGGGTACATAGACACGCGTCTACCGTTGTACTAACACATTTACCTAGTGACCCAGGAATTGAACCGATGGACATCCATATTGCTTCACATATTTCTGAATGAGTATTCCCTAAACTTACAACCGACCCACTAGAATCTACCACACTTACACTCTGTAGAGACGCAATCATACTAGACCATGAATAATAAGGGCCAGAACTGATACCATAAACAGTAAACATATCACTATCTATATAAATCCCTGTAATAACACCTAACGGATATCCATTATGTAAACAAGGTGTTGCTGGGGACCCTACTGGCCACCCACCGTAGGGCCATTTAATTGTTCTGACATCTATTGTTTGTAGATATGGTGAACCCATTGGGTCTGATATAAAATCTAATACGTCCGTAGTGTTTAATAAGACGGTCCCTGGTGACACTATATTATATAAGTTACTAAATATGTCATACTCACATGTGTTGGTTATTATTCCTGGTATGCAGTCCCAGGTTACGACTGAGACACTTGGACATCCCGCGTCACACGGTACCCAAACTAAACTTCCAGAACCACCACCTGGCCAAACTGGTGTAAGCAAACTTACGTCATTCATGTACGCTGTATAATAAAAATAAGGTGGTACAGACCAGTCACTCGCTATCCCACCAGTTTCATTAAACCCCCAAACACAAACATAACAGCACTCAGAACCATCCCAATTTGCTGTAACTATATCACCGGTATTGTATTGTGTTAGACTTACCCAAGCTGCAGCGTTGGTTGGAGTTATAGGGTTTACTGGTGTGGTGAGTGTTACCCACGAACCCGAGTCATAAGCTGTATAAACTATAGGGCTATTTAAGAAACAATCATAACACCTACAACAAGAACCACCATCATCTAACATGGTTATAGTATTAACATAAGTTTGGCAATCTGCCATATTATTAAATGGGTATGGAGAACAATTAGTTGTTAGTATACCATTATAAAACACACACTCACACGCATTTACACAATCACCACATAAAAAATTACATTCTGATGCACATGCCGCAGCATTTGTACCATACATAGTAGTACATGGGTTTCCATCACTACCATTAGGTGCTGCACCAATAAAAGATATGCACCCATCTATTGCGTGACAGCAATATTCAGTTTGTGGTGCTTGACAAGGGTATGGATTTGTATTTTGTTGACATAGATAGGGTGATAGTTCACTAGGGCCAAAACTACATACGGTACTTGCACTACAGTATTGGTCACCCCAATTACATATTGCCACACTTGGGTCTCCACATAAATCACAGATACCTGAACCTGGAGGTGCACAATCACAACAGAATCTACACATTTGTTGACATGAAGCTAAATTTGGAAACCCTTGTCCTGTTGGGTTATTTCCTAACACTACAGCGTCATGATAGTTGTTTGTTGGGTCCGCTGGTCCAGTCATACCTTGACCTATCGCCATGATTTGATATGGTGCTCCTTGGCCGACAAAAAATGAACTTGGTTGACATGGTTGTGCACCTATTGAATTGTATGCACCAGCGTCAGCACCTGCCCAATCACACCACCATTCCTCCACAACACCACCACATTCACAATTAACGTTGGAGGCGTTACAGTCTCCCGCTGATGAATATGTTGTAGCTGCTTGAGACAGTGGTATAAATTGACATACTTGAGCACCATTACTATTACACTCCCATGTGCACCATTCTTGGCAGTCAATTAAAGTGGTAAATGGTCCTGGAGGACCAGTCATTACTGGGAAACAACCTGTACCACCAATACAAGGATTTCCATTTACAACAGGACAATTACAGGAAAAGTCACAATCGTATGTCATTTGTTGTGTATCACAACAATCCACTCCCGACGCTATGACAGTTAGACAAGTAGCTAGTGAATCAAAAGGCCAGGTAGGAAAATTCATTCCTGGTGATACTGGTGGATAAGTTGTGGGGTAGAGAATATAATTCCCATTGTATATACCGTTATTACCTGTACCTGGTGAATATATATCATTTAAATAATCTTGCATAACGGTACAGTCTGAAATTTCATTTGCTGGGTCTGGGTCTGCACAATAACAATCCGCTCTACACTGGTTATAACCAGGAAATGCTGTTGTATCACAAATAGATGATGTGTAACAATTATGTTGTGTTTGCCATTCGGACGGGTTAAAACCTCCTGGGCTGTAAATACAGGTAGATAACGAACATCCTTCTGTACTACAGGAATATGTCAATACAGGTCCACCAGGACTACAAGGACCACACGGGTCACCTATTGTGTTTGATGGTGGTGCAGCGAATGTAGCTGGTAGCCTTTCACAACTAACCCAACAATTTGGTATGCCGGGTACATAGTCACCATCATCTGGTGGCCCACTATTACAATCGTACACCCCACTACCCAATACTAACCCTAATGGGTCGAATGGGCAAGTACATATCCAACAACACTCTGGTGTGTTACCATCACCGTAACTCACAGTATCCCATTCATCATATTGTTCAAAATTACTATATGCTCCTGAATTATCTAATGTCCCTGACCATCCCTGTGAAATTAAAAAGGCCTCACATGCACACTCACACGATTCAACTGGGACTTCACAACAAGTCATTTCAAGAGAAGGTGCTGGTGCTGGACATAACGAATTTACACAATCTACCATATCACAATAAGGGTGACCTGGGTTGTCATCGAAACATCCCGCCAATCCTGTGTTGGCACCGTTAGTATCTATGAACGCAGGGCTACAACAATTAGAAGGTTGCCCCCCACCGAAATCACTAGTATCATCTGGTACTCCTTGACCATACCACCAACATGGGTAGTTACCACCACCACCACCTTGTAACGCTGGGGACCACGATGGGTTTTGGCCCAAATACCCAGGGTCGTACACAGCTGGGTCTTGTTCGCAAACAGCCCAGCAACACTCTGTCGCCAAACAACATTCTTCTACTGTGGTATACCCTGTAGGTGTACCATCTGCATCAACTGGTGCCCCTGGACTCCACGTTGCATTATCCATCATCATAAAATATAAATCAGGGTATGATTTACAACCTCCAAGTTGTGCCCCTGTGGTTAAATCCACAAAACAATCAATCCCCCCTTCACACCCACACAAATCCATACAATCAGTTTGTTGTAAAAATGTTAATGGGTCACCTGGGTTTAATGGGAAACCTTCGTTTGGTGGCCAGTGGGGACAACCAGGTTGACCTGTTGAAGGGTCAATATATAAGTCACATGTTTGGTTTGTGTTTGACGCTGTTGTAGCGGTACAATCACATATGTAACACGCGGTAACACAAGAACAATTCATTTCACACTGAAGTTGCATATTAATCGGATAACCCATATTGGCAAGTGTGTATGTTGGGACACACCCCTCACATACCACAGGACAGTCCCAACCACATTGTGTAACTCCAACACCCATCCATTGTGGGTTAGCCGCCCAACAATCACCCTGTGTTGGATAGTCACCAATAAAAGCTTCTATACAACCCTCTTCACAATTATAAACCCATGATGTGTAGTCACAACACGCACTAGCGATACCTGAAACACCATTATTACAATCAGTAATATTGTAGTTTGGACCAAACCATAACTCGTAAGTCGCAGCTATGTAATCGACCATTGTTGGGAACGGTGATGGGTTCGTACCAGCTGCGGCAATAACTGGTTGTATAACACTACTATAATATCCTGGGTTTGATGTTAGTAAATCTTGAGCACATGAAAGTGCGATACAACAATTGTTGGAGGCTCCTATCTGAGTTGTACATGAAAAAGCGTCTGGGTTACACCACCCATTACAATCTATCTCGGAATCAAAAACTGGTCCTTGTAATGGATTCAAAGCACTTGGGTCGTTGTAATCTGGGTGAGCTGAACTTATAGGTTGGCATGGTGTGCACGAATATGGGTCCGCACATATAAATCTATCTTCACAGCAGTCACCAGCTAAAAAATCGTTAGTACAACCTTCATAGGTTGTATACCCTATTGACGTACACGGACCAGTACTTGTGGAACCAGTACCAGCAACTAACTGACATGACACACTTGAAGCTGTTAAAGCTGACACTGGGGGACATATCCAACTAGAGCACCCTATATAATCCCAATCTGAGCTATTAGTTAACCCTGTTGGTGGTGGTAGTGTTCCTGTTGTTAATGCTCTATAACAATTACCGTATTGACCTAACGTAAACTGTCCTGCAGTATACCCCGAACCATTAACATACACACCAGCTGGGCCCACAGTTGCCCCTTGAGGTGTCGGGTACGCATTCCAACTATTTGTTGGGTCGTAACATGGTATTGACGTATAGTCCGGACAACTTTCACATATTGGTGAACAGGCTTCCCAGATATGTTCGGCCGGTTGTCCGTTAAACCACCACACACCTTGGAATGTATCCGTAGGTTTTATACCAGCCCATGGTGAGGTGGTGGTAGCACTTTGTGTTATATCTTTCACTGCCATATAACAACAACATTCACCCCAGGTACTATCAAAAACAATATCACCAACCACATAATTATCACTAGGTGACCATTCACCCATTTGGTTGTTAAACGTTATAGATTCTGCTAATAACGAAATTCTATCAATGTACTCATCTTTTGTTTCACAATAGGTACAATCACCTATCTCACATTTTACACAATCAAACGCACCAAATGCAAAAGCGTCTAACCCACAACTTACAGCTTCATATAACGTAACACCATTACTAAAATCGTATAGTGTTATTGGTGTGTTAGTCCCAACACTAATTGTATACGATGTATATTGTGCGTTTACTGCTATTATTTCACCCATAACACCTTGTACTGTTGTGTTGGTTACTGGATTTAAAACATCACCCATAAGAGGCACAGTTATACCCATTTGATATCCTGGTGGTAAACCTGCGGTACTACTGTTAGTGTAACTTTGGAAGGCTCCTAATAAACTCTCTGTGTTTCCTGTCACATCAAAACAATTACTATTATTCCCACCACCGAATATAGGTGACATTCCACTATATTGTAATATGTTAGTTCCACCATCTAGTGGTGAAAATGGGTAAGCTCCAAAATAAGAATTGTTACCGGTAGGACCACTAGGTCCAATAATCGGTGCCACACTTGTTGGGATACCTCCAGTGGCCATTAAATTATTGTGTGACATAAATGGTACTGTGATTGCTTGGGACGTTGACGTTGGTCCCCACGGACTTTCATGTGTTATTGTAATTCTTCTCGTACCAACACCAGCATAAGTGTGGTCTGAAGGGTTTGTTAAGTTAGGAAATTGTAAGGTTTCGCAGCATGGTTGGCCGGCTGAGTTTAGACATGGTGTAATTGGACAATTACAGTCACAATCACCCCAATCTATTGTATACGGGGAGTCTTGGTATGATTTGTAATAACCAAAATCTGTAGAATTCCATATTTTTATATTATACCCAGAACTTGTAGTTGATGAGACAACAAAATTAGAAAAAATATCTTTTTGTCCTATGTTCCCATCCCAAATATCATAATGACCAATATCGTTAAAATCTTGGTCCAGTAGAAGTGGGAGTTGGTTTAGGTTTGTTCCTAGAGGGTTTTCACAAAAACAAGATACCGAATTAGGAATTAGGTTGGCTGATGTTTGGTTTTTTAGTGGTTGTGATAAAGTAGAATTTGTTAAACTAAAAATACTTATCATATCATTATAACTTTCCCCAGTAAATGTTTGTACACCTAACTGAATTAGGTTTAAACCAGCAAATAAGATATATGGGTGAGCTGCTGAATCTAAACAGTAAGGTGCCGGAGATGGAAACATTGGCATTGTTACTGTATCGTTTAAAATAACACATGGGTTACTTATGGAACACCCAGTTAATTCTTGTGGGAAATTATTCATATCACCATTTAACGCTCCCCTAACTTGACTAAAGGTGGAGTTATACATCGTCAACCCAGAACAGTTAGTACTTAGGTTTATAGGCCAAAAATCAGTACCCCCAGTACAGGGTACCGTCCAATATATACTTGGATTGGTTCTTTTTATTCTGTATTTGTAGACTTCCATATATTAAGGATTTACGTATTCATAAAATTTTATTGGTACCCCGTTTGGTACTTGTGGTGTGTTTTCTACTGCGTCTGGTGGTGTACCACCTGGGATTCCTGTGCCAGCAGCGGTAACACTACCCAGAGTCATAATAGCCTCATCAAATTTAGTTACCACATACCTATATTTTGGTATTGTAGTTGAAACATTAGATGGTCCAACGAAAAGTTTTACTTTATAATAAAACCAATTTAAATTATTAAGGACCAGACCATTAGCAATCTGGTTTGGGGTTGGTTCTTCATTTAACATATTGGTGACTTTCCCCGTTTTTGCGTTAAAAAATTTACAAGACATATAAAAAGTATCTATAGGTGTTAATTCTCTATCTTTTAACCATTGCATGTAGTAATTCTCATTTTTACCCTTTAAAGGACTTAGTATTGCTGTGGGTACATAAACCCCGTATACTATTTGGGATGTTGGTATGTTATTTGCTAGTTGTGAATAATACTCTATTGGGTCTTCTAATGGTAGTACTGCCTTTTTAATCTTTACACAATTATTTAATGGCATTATGTTGGTGAACATTATTTTTTGGTTTTCGTTTTGCGGGGAATCATAGAAATCAAATTTAAAAAAGCTTTTAATAAATGCCTTCTTAGGTTTTGCCAAGTCTTTGTTTAGGTATCCGACAACATTAAAATTACTCACATAAGTAGAAGTGGTGGATTCCCAAAACTTAAATTCGTAGGATACTGTATTTCCCCCCAATATATTTTTATACCCATATCTTGTAGTTTCATAATCTTGTATAACATTTATATTATCTTGTAGTTCTACCTCTTCCCAAGTTTTAATTAATTCTTCTTGCCCAACTTCTTCAAAAGTTTGACCTATAGGTACGGTGACAGATTTATCACCTACGGAAGCTTTTATTTGTATTCTATTGACAGCCATCGGTATACTCAGATAATATATTTATATCCCCATTGATAAGTGGGATTAATGCTGGACCTACAGCTTCTATTGTGAATTTTATGTTTTGGAAAGGGTAGTGGGCATCATTTAGATACGGATAACTAACCCCATTTATATCATCTTCGTAAAATTCAACCGGTAAAATTTCTCTCCACCTAAATGTTTCCTCTGATAAAGAATAAACAGCATACTGTGGTGATGTAAACAAACTATCGTTATAACTTATGTAATTTGATAGTTTTTTTAAAGGTATTTTGTGGTGTGGTTGGTATTTGTAGATTGTATCTACGAAGTCGTTTGTTGTACCACCAACCTTATACATGGTATCTCTATTAAACTTTAAGGAGTGACCAATATTAGATATTACCCTTTCTTTTAATTCAAATGGGTTGTATTCTGCAAATGCCCCTCTAAAGGTACTACCACTAACTGGTAATGGTTTAACACCTAAAGACCCATTTTGTGTTAAATTTACTGGATGTATTGTGTTATCAACAAATGGGTCTACCAAACCATTTTTCTGAAAATTCCAACCCCAACCAAAACCAGCTGGACTCGAAACACCACTTGGGTCCCAGTCCCAAATTAAATTTCTATTCGTAGTTAAAATAGTTAAATACAAATCAGTTACGGGACGGTTGAAGTTATCATAGTAGTTATCGGTATTTATGTCTTGGTTTGAGTTCCATAAGTAGGATTCGTATAGATGGGTTTTTACTGTTTTTTCTATATAGTCTGGCGTTCTTTTTGGTGTATACACCCTACCTTTAACATCATATGTTCCAAGTTCAAACCCAGTTCTATCAAAAGTATAGTCGTTGGGGTTGGTTATCAATTTATGTTTCTGTGTGTAGTATTCCGACCTTGTCTCAATAGGGTTATCTATATTTATTATTCTTTTTAATGTGCCTACTGGGTTATTAAGTGGTATAGAGGCAACATCTAACCCATTGGTTTCTATATTAATTATGTATTGGTCGGAGTTCACTAAACCATTACCTAGAAAATCTACTTTAAATGTGTTTTGTGGTGGTGCTGGTATACTTGTACCCATTATAACTGGGTTAAGAACAGAAATTATAGGCACGTCAATCATTAGGGTAGCAACACCCAATACCGAAGCTGTTGATTGTAGTTCCACATATTCCCCAGGTTGTATACCGTGTGGCACTGGTGTGATTAATTGTAAAACTTGTTTTCCGTCTATCGTTGAACTGACTGGTGTAAATGGGATACCGTCTCCAGAGGTAAATCTCACTCCGGATAGTGTATTGTAGTCTGTATAATATTCCATTATTTGTCCCGAGTCTGATTCGTGAATATAAGAAATGTACTGTGCCCAATTATCTTGATACGCCAATAATGGTTCCCATCCGGATAAACTAGCATTAATCCCAAATCTTTTTTCTGGAATAAATAAAAATGTTTCAGCTGGGGGTAACCCGACACAACTTCCTGGTGGGGACCCACCAACTTGTGGGCAACCTAAGTAGTCTGGTAAAAAATACATAGATTTATAAAAATCTTGTTCGTTTGTTTGTCCGGTAACAATGTTATTGAACAGTACGTCTATTTTACCGTATACTCTGTAGTTGGCACTATATTCCCTCTCAAAATCAAACTGGTCTCTTAGGTTTAACACTAGATTTCTATCTCCCTGTGTTAGTTCTTTCTTAGTAGAGACCAATAAAGGGTGGACCACCATTTCACTATTAGATGAACCAGCAAATCTAGCGTCACCTCTTACTATTCTTGTATTTTTTTCATTACTCATTATATCACAGTATCTGCTAATTCTTCATCAATATATTTTCTAACAAACGTATTAAATGATGTAGCTCCTGGTCTTAGACCAAAATAATAAAATAACGGTTGTGAAAAAACAATTTCTTTAGAACTACCTGGCCTTAATAGTGGGTAGTTGTCATTTGCGATTGAGAATGGTGGGTTACCCATATTGTTTTGGAAATTCCCATCATACACTAGTGGTATCGCACTAGCAGGTACATGTACGTCCCACGCGGAAACAGCATCAATTGCTGGTAAAATAGACATAGCTGGACCCGGGACACCGAAAGCATACCTATACTTTCCTTTTGTACCAAGCCAGTCATTCCATGTATCCCCAAAACCAAAATTAGGTGCGGCTGGTCTCATACGCCAAGGATAGTACGGTACGTGTTGACTTGAGTTATTTAATTCCTCAGTCACACAATCTATCAAATTTTGTCCGTCCATAATAGTTTGTGTTTGTCCAGTGAAAAGTATAGGCTCCCATAGGATTGTATGGTTAAATGTATTATCACCACCTAATTGATTTACGTTAACTGCATTGTCTACATAGGTTCCCGCTGTAAAGTTAGGTGATGGGTATGCTAGACCCCCACCGTCTTGTGGTGGGTTACCCATAATAGATTGTTTGGTAACGTAGTCACACTCACAAGCTGTATTTCCTAGATTAGTTTCGTACCCATAAACACCTAACATACAATTCTGCATTAATGCTTGAGCCATATCACCACCTATTTCATATTCCGGTCTAGGGAAAAATGTAGACATAGAAGCTAAAGGGTACGCCATTTTAATGTTACACATATCTGAAACTAGTTGTGTAATATCCTGGAATGTTGTACTACCTATCTGGTCTGTAATTGAGCACTCCTCACTAAATTTAGGGTCTAGACAGATTTGTTGCATACATTGATTTCTAGAACCCATATCTACAATTGTTGTTGGGAATAGGATGTGTCTGTCCATGTCCCCTCTTGCGTGTTCATCACTAGAACCATTACCATTAAATGCCCACCAAGGAGAATAAACACCATCAGTATCACCTATAAAATCACCATCAACTAGGTTAATCCCACTAACCTGAAATGGTGTTGACCTATAATAGAAGGTATGTTCTGTTGGGTGTAGGTATGTTAATTTTTTACACCATTGTGAATTTGTTGCGTAAGACTCAGTAGTGTTGTTATATTCTAATTTTGCTTTAAATTGGAATTGGTATAGGAACCCACTTACCCAATTGTTTTCCCAAAAATAGTTCATAATACCATTACATAAAGCAACGGCAATTTTTTCTCTTCTTGTCCATTGCCTCAATACTGTCATATCTAGGTTTTCGTCTATACATCCACTAGCAAAACATATTATTTTAACATAACACCCACCACCAGCTATACCATCTAGAACATTTGTTGATTGTGCATTCATTGAACCATCTGAATTGAATCCATAGTTATCATCACAACAAACCCTAACCTCATCTGTCTCCTCACAACAATCATGATTGAACGACCCACCGAAATCATCACCAGTTCCACTGTTACCTGGTGGACATTGTGGTACACATGATGAACTAGTACTACCTCCGGGAGGGTTTGATGGGTCACCTGGTGGGTCACCTGGACATGGCCATCTGTGGACGGGGTTTGATGTTAGGAAGTGCATACTATCTTCAATATTAATATTACCAACGTTTGTCCTACACATACATTTTTCACATTCTGGGTATTTGGTTTGTCTTAATTTAAATAAAACCATACCCATCCTTAAACCAAAAAATTCACACTTAGCATTACAACCAAAACCATTTAAGTTTACTGAACCGCACATTGCTGGCGGTGCCGCACTAGGGGGTAATATCCATGTCATACGAAATATGACTGTACCCCACACACTAATAGTCATACAATATATGAAACACCAGAAAACACACAAAATATAGATTATAACCAATACTACAGCTAATATAATACTTAAGAATGCAGCTAGTATAGTAACCATGTACGCTATTAGTTGGTAAAACATACCAAGAAAATCTATTAAAAACATCCATAAGAAAACCATAAGGTTTGGACTTCTAACGGCACTGTTAATTGGGAAGAACATTGCTGTTGTGGAACATTGTTGGTCCATTTCTGGTAATATCTCTTTTATACCCACAAATTGTCTCCTACCACTGTGTTTTACGTGGTCATGGAATTGTGAATAAGTATAAACCCTATTAAAAGTCATATCATAAAACACATCTTCCGCTGCTGGTATAAGATTTCTCTGTGCCCAAGGATGGTAGTCACTATACTTTGTAGAAAACGTATAAGAACTAGCTTCAATGCCAGGCCAATCACCATTATTATCTCCTGACCAATGTTCATAAAACTCTCTAATGTTAGGTACTAGGTGAGAACCTATTCTTCTTTGTCTAGCTCCACCTGTTGCTTGTTCTGGCCTTACCCTAAATCTAACTCTTGTTCTTGTAGCTACCCCGAGTGTTGGGTCGTCGGATAATACCATATCCCCAAACTCGTCGGTCACCATATAGTCTAGGTTCATTGGTAAGTGGACAAGGAAAGAACCGGAGTCGTCAATTACCCTACCCCCATCTTCAAGATAGTATCTTTCTAGGATAGGAACTTCCCCACCTAGTGGTGCTCCCCACCCACCAGGAGTATATTCTGGATAAGCAAGAGGGTCGTTTTCAAAAAATGGGGTATACCTTACACAGTCTATAATCCCTGGTTTTGATATTAGACTACATAACCCACCCATATTAGCTTTTGGTCTACAGTTATTATTTACAGAATCTTTATCAGTGTCTGAAGCTGTACTACCCATAAACACAGCTCTAGGTTCCAGTTTAAACCCAGTTTGTGATAAATCAAAATCAACCCTTGTAATGGCAGCTCTACAAAATTCTTCATCACCCCAAAAAGGTCTAACATCTATAGATTTTTGTAAATTTAATACTTGTGGGAGAGAATCTATCGCTCTATCATCTCTAAATCTAGGACCATCAAAATCGGAATCTGGGAATCCTTTTATTTTAAAATCTTCTGGTAAAAGTGAAAAACAACCAATATCACTAACATCCACATCCATAATAATAGTTTGGTCACCTACAGGCACCCCATATATCATAAAATCACCAGACTCATTTGTTTTTACAGTATACCTATAATATTTCTCATATACGTATTTAACTTCTTGTTTGTTTAATACGTTATTTAGTGTTGGGAATGTTCCTACGTTTACGTGACAGTCAAATGTTTTTTCACTACTTAGTAAATTATACCTTTTACCATCCTCATCATTATCAAAAGGTTGTTTAAATGGGTATAAAAATTTTATTACCTCATTTTCCTCATCTTTATCGTCTAGTGGTATGAATATTGAGACTTTCGCGTTTGGGATACCGAAACCACCATTCGCAACTACTCTCCCAACAACAACACCAAAATCCGCACACATACGTGTATACACATCTTGTTGCGTTAATGAAAGACTAAGAATTTCTAACAAATCAAAGTCCTGATTTAATTTAAATGTTACATTTTTATCTTTTGCCCCATTTGTGTTGATGTCCGTCCTTACCCTGAATGATTGACCCATATTTAATATTATTAATTACCCCATAAAATAATTTTATTATTTTTATGGTGGCTATAAAATAAATAGTTCCACCATTAAAACTAAAAGTACTTAATAATGGAATATAGTAAAGATTATTAAAATACTGGTTTACTTGGTTTTTTGAATCTTACTGATATGTCTTTTTCTGGGAAACGGATTTGTAGTATCTCGTTAGGTTGAGCGTATATAGTGTCTTCTATTAGACCTATTTGTTTAGTTGTTGCGTTTATATATGGTTGGGTACTTATCGATTGGGAGTATTCTCCACCCACCTTATTAAACACGTATAGTCCTGTTATATTTAGTACCCCTGGTTGTCCCATTATAAAACCCCTTAATGTACCTAAAGTTAGGTCTTCACCTAATTCCATTTTATCCACAGAAAAATATTCACTAATTTTTGTTATTACATTTGTGACGATACTACCTTCATTCGCGGATTTTTCTAAAATTAAATCGACGCTTAATGATAAGTCTATAACTCTTGCAGCTCCCACCAATATGTAGTCATTTAACATCCTGTAGTTGGATAGGTAGTTGGATATGTTATTTTTAAGTGTTTCACTGACTAGGGATGTTAGTTTACCGTCTGGTGTGTAAGATAAAACGTTTAAGTTTACCTTATTTTCTATTTCAGTAACACCAACTTTAGCTGGTGCACCAAATGTAGCTGGCATTGTCCTTAATTTAGAAACATAATCGTTAATGGTTACTCCTCTATTTTGTGCTGTAAAATTAAAAGCTATATAATTTCTTATCTCATCTGGTGACATCTGATTTGCCCCACCTATAGATGGTGTAGTATTCGTAATTGATAAACTATTTTTTACTGTTTGGTTTATTTGTTGGCTTGGTCCAGCTACAACAAAATCCACACTACCTACCGTATTTATAGCCCCAGCCCCTATGTTGGATGATTTACCACCGCCAATCCTATATTGTATAAATAAAGTGGTATTCCCTTTAACAGAGTTACCTAAAGATATGTTATTTAAAAACTGTGACATATCTAATTTAACACCTTTTGATGCGAATCCGTCTAATAAATCTTGTGAAGTTTGGTTACCACTACCAAAAGTTAAATGGAAAAATCCTTCAGGTGTAAACTCAGTAATAAATCTTTGTGGTACTGTGATATACTTACCAACTTTTATCCCTGGAGTATCTGGTGGCATAGAAGGGTCTATAACAAAAACTTCATTTTGTGCTAAAGCTTCCACTTCACTCCATTTATTCACGGTTGGTGATAAGAATTCTGTGGTACTAGGTATTGTTTGATACCCAAGGCCGTCTTTTTGTATTACACTAGTTACACCTATAACATTTTTTTCTGGTAAAAAAAGTTTAAAGAATGGTTTGCTATCAGCATTATTAATTTCTTTTTTAAATACTTTAGTTATTCCATTCACCAACACTTCTTTTTTAATAATTGTATAATTTTGTATAATACCATTAGAATTATAGTTTGGTATTTTTGTCTGGTTTGGTATTCCTTCTGCACTATACTGGGATGAAAAGTCACAATCTTCTATTAACTCAAATACCTGACCAGCCCCCCTAAATTGTCCTCCGGCTCTTATCTTACCCAAATATTTAAAATCTTCTTTGTCACCTAGGACTGGTACTATGATTGATAAGTCACATACAGTAACAGAAGGCCTGTTACCTGGAATTTTTAACCCGTAAGTTTTAGCTATATTATATAAAGAACTTCTTTCTTGAGCGTACTGTAGGACTGTCTCTTGGAAGGTTCTATCTATTTGGAAATTAAGATTGTCTGCAACTGCCGCGTTTAGGTCTAAAAATACCGAATATATTGATGCGTCATTAGCATTTTTAATTAAATCTGGATAATAGGTATTTGTTAACCTTAGAAGTTCATTTCTAACTCCTAAAAAATCTCTTTCGGTATATGATATTTTTTTCTCTGCCATATTATAAGTCTATTATAACAAAATCTTTACTCTCCAACACACCATCACCAGCGGTATAGTCAATTCTTACTCTCATAGAGTAGTTTCTTTGGGACTCCCCAATAAAACTCATATTACCATCATCCATAGTTAAATCAATTTCTTGTTCATTATTTTTTTCCTCAGCTTTTAATTCTTCTACTGTTTTTACGTCAACACTATTTATTACTAAACTAGGTAGGTATTTACTTACCGCTTCACGTATTTCTCGTTCAATAGATATCTTAGTAGTCGTATCCATCTGTTCGAATATATAACCAGCCAAATTCGTACCAAAATCAGGTAAAAAGTATCTAGTACCCTTACGTGTAAGAATTAAATGAACAAGGTTAGACCTTATCTCACTATCAGTATCAGTATTTAGTCCTAGAAAAAAACCTTCGGAACTATCTACAAATGGGAATGTTATACCGTATCTTTGGGTTGGCATTTCTTTTTTATAATAAATACTTCATATATTACTTTATGGTTTGTTTTGATTTTGAAATTATATTATCTTAGTTGTTGGTTCCTTTTTATATGTTTGGGTTGGTATGGGCAGTGCCTACATTTATTCCCACAACACCAACCTCTTTTTTTGTGATAGTCCTCTGTCATCACCACACCACCATTTTCCAAATAAAAATCTTCTGGTGGTAGTTTGGGTTTAACAATTTCTTTATAATGTAATTTGCTAATCCAATCATCTTCTCTTTTCATTTTTAGATACCTTATTACCGTTACCACAATTAGGGTGGTATAATATTTATTTACTAGATTTATGCGTCATCTAACTCGTTTATTTTTTTTTCCTCAATACTTTTTAAATCAACATCAATCTCACACACACCACCTGCACATGCTAGTTCCCCTGAAAGGTTGGTGTTATCGTCTAATTCCACAACTTTAGATAGATTAACCTCAGATAACGAACCCATCATTTCGTTATATTTTTCTTCGGTAATATCTTCAAACGGGGCTTGGATATAAGTCCCACCATTGTAAGGTAATACTGATAATCCGTTATAATGTTTTCTGTTTTCCCACATCCATTCACCAGCTGCATCCCATTCGTGGTCTCTTAAAGAAATTGTTGCTGATACATTATGTGAGTTTGAGCCCTTTCTATGTCCGGATTTAACCCATTCCATAGCTACCTTCTTTACTCGTTCTAGTAGTTGGAATGGTGATTCAGTTCTCATTATGGAACCTTCTGGAGCTTTTTGTGGTATACTAATTACTGCTGTATCATGAGGTCTAAAGTACTCATCTTCTACTAGTTCAGGGTGGTTGTCTGCTAAATATTGGTATATTGATTCATTCTTACCAACTCGAATTCTTCTGATGTAATAATCGTTATGCCATGCATGAATTCCTGATGAAGTACCTAATGTCAATGATGTAGTACCTGCTGGTTTAACTGTCGTACATCTTGCTGATTGATTTATTCCGACTAACTTAGATACTCTTGTATTTTCTCTCTTAACTAGACTTGCTGACTTTGACATATCATAATCCAATACTTTACCAGAACCTATCCCAGTCATTGAGACCCCTATAAGGGCATCTTTTTCTGTAGTTTCTTGCCAAATTTCTCTAAGGTAGTGGAAGTTTGTGTATCCTGCTTGTAGTGTTCCAATAAATGCTGCAGCTTTAACTCTTTCGTTTAAGTCGTCTTGTGATTCTATGTTCGAGACATTTACTTCACATAGATTACAAAACTGATTGGGTCTTAGTGCGATTTCACAACACGGGTTAGTCCCCCAATCTTTATCGTTATTAAGGTAAATTCCAGGTTCACCAGCTCCAGATAATTCAACACGTTTCCATAAGCCCATAAAGAAATCTTTTGTAATTTTATGTCTCATTAAACACGCTGAATTGTTAGCTCTACCTCTTTGTGGATTTAATTCCCACCAATTACCAGATTTACAACCAATCATTTGTTCGTCATCTGCAGAAAATAAACTAATAAGTGCCGCCCTACGAATACCACCAGCCAGTACAGCGTCTGCTATATAACATATAATATCATGTACTTCAAGTGTGGTTAATTGTTCACCATTTTCTTTTTGCTCTAATATACCGTAAATTTTAACTAGGCATTCTTTCAACGGTTGTGGCCCTGGAGCTTTTCCTCCTGAAGTTACTAACCTAGCTCCTTTTGCTCTAATGTCCGAAAAATCAAACTCAACACTTGAACCACCTCCGTTCATATACGATTTCATAAGAACTTTGATAGCGTCTGCCCAACCTTCGATTGAGTCACCAATTAAAAACCTTTTTTTCCTTTTTTGGTATGGTTTTTGGATTACTGGTAATTTTTCTACATGGTGTTTTTGAACTGAGTATCCAACTCCTGTCCCACCCAATAGTAAAAACATGGTTTCACTAAAAGAATCTACAGAATCTATAGGTAGGTACGCACAGTTGTAAATTCTATTTGGTGATATCTCAATTGGTTTTCCCCCGAACTGCATTGACCTCATAGATGGTAAAATCTTTTTATCGTAGACAAATTCATATTTTTCATTTATTTCATCCTTTAATTGTGGATATTTTTTAATGTGCATATTTTTGTTACGTGTGACCAATTCTCCCCATGTTTCTCTTCTGTTTAGTTCTGGTACGTATTTTGCGTATTTCATATACACAGTAATATCCGAAAGGATTCTGTTTGATACTTCCATATTTTAATTTTTATTAATTACTTTTATTTATTACTTGTTGTCTTCTCTCTAGTGCTTGAGTGACTCTTTGTCTATTTCTTTGTGTTTTGTCTTCCTCGAAACCTAGGAATGTAGATGTGGTATCTGTATTAATTTCTAAAGTACCGTTATCAAATTTACAATTTTCAAATATAATACCATCCCTACCTAGCCTAGATTTTACAACAGCTATGGTAGCTAGACCCAATTCTTTTTGTTGTAAAGTTTTAGCTACAGATATTATAACGTGTCCAACTTGGGCTTTTTTAATTGACCCACCCATCATGTCAGTGGTTACAACTTCAGAACTGATAGACGTTCTATTTCCTTGTGTAGCTGTCCACCCAACTATATCTAATTCGTGACACATACCTTCAAATTTTCTCATTACAGAACCTTCACCCTTCCATTCATCGTTAAAAGACCTATCTGGTATTATACAATCTATATAATCTATTAAAACCATATCAATTTTTACACCTTCTGAAATAATTTTTCTTACTTGGTTCTTAATCTGTAACATACTCATTTCGTCAGATGGTAATTTTTTTAGTATTAGTCTACCTCCAGATTTTTTCATTTCATCAGCTTTTTCTAAAACTGTTTCTTTGTGGTTACTTAGTTCATCATTAACTATCCCGGTCCAACATGTAAAATGTTTTCTCTGTATAATTTTGGGATTGTCTTCAAAGAATATCTGAAGTACGTTATATCCCATATTAAAAGCTGTATTAGCGAATCTTGTTAACATAGTTGTTTTACCAACCCCTGTTGGAGCTAGTATAACACCAATCTCTCCTTTTGCTAATCCACCATTTAGAATATTATCCAGACCGTCAATTCCTGTTGGTACTGGGTGTCTGTAGTCTTCTTCTAGTAGTTTTTCTAATTCAGTAAATATTTCAAAACTACCCATGTCCCCATCACCAATTTTAATTGCGTCTCTAATATATTCCTCACATTTATCATAATTCTCAAAATCACCTTTTTCCATTATACTTTCGACTTTACGTATAGCTTTCTTCAATTCCATTTGTTTACAGAATTTAATTGATTTTTCCTTAATGAATAGATGGTCCTCAAAAGAAGCTTCTTTAACATCTTTCAATACATCAAATATGTTTTTTCTAGCCATTTCAGAACTAATTTCAATCCTGGTTAGTTGGTCTAGAGCATCTAATGATGGTGACGTTTGATATTTCTCATAATATTCTTTGATTAACTGCATGATTAATTTAAAGTATTGATTATCGAAATACTTTGGTAATATAGCATCAATTATCGATTGGAAGAAGGTACGGTCTGTGACTAATAAATTAATTAGTTTTAGTTGGAACGAGTGACCTAGGTACCCGAAATTTTTATTTTCGCTCATATATGAATTTGTTTAATAATAAGTACCTTAGTAATTGGTGATTAGATTATAATCTTGGTAGTGGGTCACAACTTTTTTATCTGATAACGTTTTTGTTAATTCACGTATAATAGAAGATATTTGTGGTCTTATGTCTACAGTGAACCTAACTTTTGGTGGGTATACGTGGGCTGGTGTCATTGTATCGTAAATTACCTTATTCCCTTTTTTAATTGTTAATGTAAAATACACCTCACCTTCAGCCTCCTCCACGCTAGTAGCTATATGGTTTGGTTCCAATAAAAATAAAGTTTTACGTTTTAACCCATTTACTATCCCATCTAAAATTTCACTGACTGTCCAGTGTAAATCTAAAGAGTTACACGCTCTATTATTAAAATTCCTAACCGAAAAGAATCTTTGACATACTATATTATCACCTAATTTTAATACTACTTCACACTTTTGTTGGTTCTCCATTTTTTGTTTCATTTTAGTTATTTTTTTTATTTTTGTAAAAATCTTTTTCTATTCTTGTTAGCCTTAAAAATGGCCTTATGAAGTCCACCCAAGAATCATCTTTCTTAGGTAAAATATTAAGAATTCCATCTGACATCATCAAGCCCAAAGCATTCTTCCAATGCCTACCTTCCGGGTCTATCGTATCTTTTGATAGTTCTTCTATTCCATTTATCGCTTCTTGGGTTAGAAATTGGTCACCCACACCTATAATATTATAGTTAATGTCTAATATATTAGGTTTTTGTTCTTTATTTTGTGTTACACCTTCTATTATGTTTTTTTCTTTCTGAGTAAGTTTGTCTTTTTTGTTAATTGTATCTATAACCTCTTTTAGTGTAACTTTTTCTTCTGTTATGTTTGGTTTTATTTTTATTAGTGATTTTAACCCCACCATTTTTATGCCGTATATATTATCAGAAGAGTCACCACAAATAGTTTTAATCAACCTTACATTACTATGTGGGACATTAACACCGTTTAATGGTACCTTATCCCCCGTTTTAAACAACTTATTTAAGGATAATATATGTAATGATACTTTAGGGGATATTAACTGTAATAGGTCTCTATCTGAAGTAAGGATGGTAATATCCTCATCTTTAGATTTTTCACAATAATAACCTATACAGTCGTCAGCTTCACATTTATTAAATGTAGCGTGTCTAACGTAAAGTTCTTCTAGATATTCTTGTGTCCGTAATTTTTGTTTATCGTAGGATTGTAGGTCATCTTTAGATTTCTTTTTCAATCGTCTACTCAACTTATAATCTGGGTATAACTTAAGTCGTGGATACGTATTTTCTTTACCGTCCCAAAACACAACAACCTTTGTTATTAGGTATATATCTATATGTTTTCTAAGTGTATTTAAAAAATGGTACAGACCACCTATATGGTCTGTACCATTATACATATTTTTTATACCGTGAAAACCAGTACTTAATAAAGAATTTCCGTCAACTAATAATGTTCTTATCAAAACACTCTTTTAAAAGGTTAAACAATTTTTTTAATTTACAACTTCTAACAATTCTATCTCAAAATTTAAATCTTCACCAGCTAAAGGGTGGTTCATATCTAAATTTACACTATCCTCGTCTATTTTAACTACTTGACCTTGTACTGGTCTCCCTTGGTCATCTTGTCCTTGGATAAATCCGTCCATCTCATATTTCATCTCTGGTGGAAATTCGGTTTTTTTAACTGTTATTACAGCTTCTGCGATATATTCTCCGTAAGCTTCTACAGATTTTAATTCCACACTACTTTTTTCACCAACATTTAAGTTTTTTACAACGTCATTGAATCCTTTAAGTAGGTTACCGTCATCTATAGTAAATTCTAATCCTTCACCCCTATCTCTAGAGCTATCAAATGTAGTACCATCTTTTAAAGTACCTACATAGTGTACTTTTACTTTATCTCCTGTTTTTAATTTATCCATTTTCTTTTTCTATTTTTAAGTCGAACTCACCACCAGTCCCCAATTGGTCGGACCAAAATGTAGCGTATTCTTGTTTATATTTTTCAATTGATTTTTTTTCTTCTACCGGTTCTCTACCTGAAACAAATCCATGTGGTGTTATTAAAATTTTACCATCCTCATAACCTAAACCATTTACGTGATTTTTCATAATAGTTATTTTTGTCCTGGTAGCAAATTTAACCTTTCTTTTATCTTTAACAGCAGAAATGTTTGTTGTTCCAGCATTTTTTTGGTTACCGAACCTAAAAACTAAAGTAGAGTTTAACCATAAAGACTCACCTCCTTTTGCCTTAATCTTTGGTTGCCCAAATGGGTTATCCGGTAATTCTACCCATGGTTGGTTTACGACTACTAGTGTGTTTGTATATTTTGAATCTTGCCTTCTTGATTTACCTATCCTTTGGTTTAGTCCCATACCGATTTTATCAGCTAAAGTTGCTGCGTTGTGCATTTTACCACCTTTCCCTTCAAAAGTCATTTTACAAGGTACAGAACCAACCGAATCCCACAAAAACAATAAATCATACTCTAACTCCCCTTTATCTTGAGCGTCTAGTAACTCATTGACGTAATCCGTAATTTGTTCTATATACTGAAAGTCATTATTAAATAGGAAGAATCCGTCCCAATCTATTTCCCCTGTAGTCGAGTCAACAATTTGTTCACACTCAAAACCCAATAGTTTGGCATGCTCGAACCCCCACTTTTGTTCTGTAATAATTAAAACTGGTAGTATACCCTTTTTCTGAGCGTCAACCGCAGCTTTTACTAAAGCTGTGGTTTTTCCGGTATCAGAATGACCTAAAAACATTTGTAAATGACCCATCGCTGGACCTGGTAACCCAGTAGCGTCAAGGAAAGATTTACCCAAGTCAAAAAACCTTTCTGGTTTAAAGTTAGCTTTCTTTGAGAATTTGCTTTTTAGTTCCGCGAATGTTCTTTTTTTCAATGCCATATCCTAATTAAAATGGTAGGTCTTTGTCCTGTGGGTCGTTTGCTTGGGGGTCGTTAGAACCTATAATTGATGTACTTGTTGCGTTCCTAACACTATTAGGGTCGTCATAAACATATTTTTTAAGTTCTGAATCCCATACTGGGTCCAACCCTTTAGAGATAGCTTCTAAGTATTCTACTGGTTTTTGGGAGTACACATCTTTCCAAGTTCTTTCATCTCCAGACCACTCTGTCGCTAATGTTGTATCTTCTGATAATTTTCCTGGGTCTTCATACATAACTGAAGATACTGTAGTATATTCACCCCTACCTCCTGGTAAAGGGACTGCTTGTAAGATTAAAATCAAATCTCTACCTTCATTAATGTCGGTAACATCACCTTTATTTCTCCAAATAGGGATAATCTTATCTATCGGTCCGTCACCTTTCCAGTTGTGTTTAAATCTCCAAAATTTTACACCGTCTTCTTCATTATCTCTATCAACAACTTTAACAATATAAAATTTTTGTGAACGATAAGAACGTGCTAACTCTTTTGATTGTGCATCACCAGCTAACCTCAACGCTTCTTCAACTTCGTTTAATGGACTTCTTTCACCAGATGGTTTTCCAGCTTCGTCTTTTCCTGGGTCATAAAGTTTAGTCCACCTACCTTGTACCTGTATATTATGAAAAAATACTTCTTTAAATGGTGATGTGCCGTCTGATGTTGGTACTATTCTAATTCTTTTTTCTCCTTGTTTTGTTCCTTTTGGTAACATGATGGAAAGGTATTGTTTCATCCTTTCTTCTGATGTCATTTGTGGTTTTGTGGAACTACCACTAACTTTGTTCTTTTCGTATTGTGCCAATACCGCGTCTAAACTATTACTCATAAATTTTTTTTTTAAATATTATTAATTAATAAACATATAAC